CGCCGTTACGCCGTCACCGTTAATGGCGGATATGAGCCAGTCTGCAGGGCTAAGCAGTGTACCCGAGTCCGTCGGGTTTGAAAAAAGCTGTCTTAAAAGCATTATTTACCACCGCCTCTCTGCGCTTTGGCAAAAATAAATGCCAAAATCAGGCACTCTATAGCCGCGGTATATACCGCGACCATGGGAGATATCAATACACCGCCGGCAATCATTAGAATGCACCCGACGAACAGAAAAATGTCGTCAATCACATACAATATCTTTTTCACATGTCCTCCTTTATAAGCTGAAATCGTTGCTCAAAATATAATCACTCATATCATCTTCTTCGGTAATCCGCGCACGTGTAAACGCATTGATTACCGACGCTATCGGGTCAATTCTGTTTGTTGATTTTTCTTTGTCAAGCATGATGTTTTCGTTTTGGTCTTTTTTTGTGACCGCGTTACTGATTGACCAGTCAAGCAGCGGATTTTCAAAATGCAAAATGTTTCCCTGATACGCATTTTCTCTAAATGATTTTGTCGGTTCGGATAAAGTCATCATGCCCTGCCGGACTTCGACACATGTATACTCCAGTTTTTCAAGTTCCTGCGCATAATAAGTTGCGTTATACGGGTCATAGCAGATTTCTTTAATGTTCAGTCCCAGCTCTTCCGCCGTTTCCACCATCCACTTTGTCATGTATCGATAATCGACTACTTCTCCAGAATTGACCGTCAGCCAGCCACCGCGGGCGTAGTAATCATACGGCACTCTGTCTGTTTTTATCTTTCTCTGCAGCGTTTCTTCCGGAATGAAGCTGTGACCGAGGACAATATACTTCGTCACATCCTTTTTGACCGGAATAACCAGTCCGATGGACGTCAAATCGACTTTACTTGATAAGTCCATCCCGACATATGCATCCAGTCCGTATAAGTCGTAACTTTCTATCCGCCCCCTGGTGTTCCATTTCCCCATGTCCATATACGAGGCTCCGGACTGCTGATTCCATATGTTCATGTTTTTCGTAAGAAATGATGACATTTTTTCTGGTGTCTCAACTGCCACTTTCAACGCGCTCCTTATATTCGCAATGCCCTCCGGATATGTCGCCACAATCGGGTTTGCTTTTATCCAGCATTTTTCGTTTTTAACATCATCAATTAGGTTTCCTTCTTTATCTTTGTCCAGCTCATTGACCATACAGAAATAGTCCGGTACGTCATAATCAATGTCCGGATTAAGGATCTTTTCTACCAGTGGATATTCTACTCTGTAACACGGTCCCCCGAAGTTCGTCCCCGCGGTAGTGATGATAAACAGCAGCGGCTGTTTTCTGGCCATCATACCGGTGTCTATGACATCTAATATTTCGGACGTCGGATGCGCGTGATACTCGTCAATCAGACCGCACTGCGGATTGAGACCGTCCCCGGTCTTCCCGTCATCTTTTGACAGCGCCCGGATAATCGAATCGCTTTTCAAGTGTCGGATGGTACCATAACTTTCTTTCCACTTTCCTTTCATCTCTGGCCATCGCCTAAGCATTGCCAGAATTTCATTGTAGATGATTTTTGACTGGATGCTTTTCGTAGCCCCAATGTAGACTTCTGACATCGGCTCCCCCATGGCCATCATTTCATAGTCACCGACTATGGCGAGTGATTGTGATTTCGCATTTTTCCTCCCAACCTGCCAATACGCTTTTTTAAAACGCCGGAGCCCCGTATCTTTATTGACCCATCCGTAGATATTTCCGAAAATAAACCGCCGGATAGGCTCAAAAATAATGGGCTGCCCAGCTAAGATTCCTTTTGTGTGCTTATGCATCGCGGCCCATGCAAAGAATCTCTCTGCTCTTTTTTCATCAAATACATACGGAAATTTCTTCGTACCCGCCATTTCTATATCCCGCAAAAAACGCATACATGCCCAGCGATGTTTTTTGCATATATGCGTTTTGTCTTTTATGCATTTCCTGCTGTACCTGATCAGCTCTTGTTTCAGCGTCATACATCAAAGCCCCTTTTACTTAGCGGGTCTTCTTCTTTCTTTTCTGGCTCTTTCGGTACATTCTTTACTTTTGCAAGCGGTGACAAGAATAATCTGTCTTCCATTTGTACGAGTGCCGCCATTTTCGCATTGATCGCTTTGTCCATCGCCATAATGCCGCCAGTAGATAAGATATACTCTATTTTTTCATAGAGTTTGGCGGCTTTTCGTTGACTGTATTCTGCTTCAAGAATTTCCTGCGTTGCCGTCGTTTCTTCACCTGTTAATTCTACTCGAGCGATCCTGTCCCGGCGCTCTATCAAATCTATATACTGTGCAAACGCCATACAGTATCTCGCAATCACTCCGATATCCGCCGATGAAACAAATTTGAAACCAGTATAAAGTTTCTTGATTTCTTTCCATTTTTTATACGCTTCTTTATTCGTTTTCACATAAGCTGGGCATACTAATTTCTGTTCTCCGAGATGTATTTCTGATTTTTTTCTGTGTTCAATTTCCGCCTTCGTCAGGTGACTCGGATTGCCTGAAACTATATGCAAATCAATAGGTTTTGCTGGACGCCCGGCCATGTTATTCCTCCTTTCTTTTTAATATTGCTATTTGCGCATACTTGACATTTCAACACATGAGTTTAATGTAATGTCCATTTCCCGAACTTTTTTCACAAAAGAGGAGGCGCACGGTACTGTCGCATCCGGTCAAAACATTTTTGACCCGGGGGTGGTCTGTCAAGCTTTAATTTTATTTCCGAATCCGCCGTTTTCTCTCGCTGTTTTCTTGTCGTGACATCTCTTGTTCATTGCCTGCCAGTTGCTTTCATCCCAAAACAAATCCTGATTGCCCCGATGTGGAATGATATGGTCAACAACATTAGCCGACAGCGGATGCCCTGATGCTTTGCACTCTGGGCACTCGCAGAATGGATGCTGCGCTAAAAATGCTTTTCGCGCTTTCGTCCACTTGTAATTGTAGCCCCGTTTTGACGGTGATTCCCGCTCAAACTCTTTCTGACTTCTTATGTGCAATTGTTTATGCTTATCACAATAGGTTTCTCTTGTTAATGCGTGACATCCGGGATGTCCGCATTCGCGCAATGCTCTTCTCATGTTGCTCCTGTCAAGCAGTCAGTCCCGCTGGAAATTATAGTAAATGCAAAAGCCGCCCATTTCTGAGCGGCTACATGGCTTTGCAGTTCTTCTATTCAATTTTCGCATCTTAATCTTATCACACCTTGCCCTGTCTTTTTTGGCCTTTTTGGCTTTTTTGGCATTTTTTTATTATATTTTGATTAAATCTTTCCGTAAACTCGTTCCATTCCCGCACGTGTCACCAACCAGATATGCCCTGACTTTCGGCACTCTTCACCTGTAAACCGTGGCGGATACCCTCTTTGACCGGAACACGCCTTCTTAATTGCCACCACTGAAACTTTCCATCGCTCTGCAGCTTCTGTCGTTGTCATCACCTCATCAATTACTTTGACACTCTCCATCCGATATATCCTCCGATAACTAAGCCGCTTATTAAGCACTCAATACCATACCTATCCAAACCGATGAAATATAATCCTGCAATAGCAGATATGGCAAATAAAACATCATACGTTTTCATATTCTTAACCTCCTGTGATATAATACAGGTAGTAGAGGGCTTTCGCCCTCCTACCCGTCGCTCTCTTATCGGTTTCGTTTTCGGCGCTTCCGATTTGAGGGCTTTTGCTTTGTGGCTTGTACCGCCCAGATTTGGACGATTACATTAATCACGATTGCGATTAGCCACTGCCAGTCTTGCTTTTCTATCATTCTCACCTCCTTTCTGTATATATTATATATCTTTTTCGGTATACTGTCAAGTGTTTTCATAAGTTTTTATTGAAAAAATCCACCTTTCCGATGGATTTCTTTTTTATTTGTTTTCTGTATGTATCTTCTTTTTCAATCTTTGAAATACTATCTCAAAGCTTGCTTCTGCCGCTTCTTTTGTTTTTGTTATATTATTCCTGCTTATGCGGATTGTTCTTGATATTGCTCTATATGACCTGTGGTTTAAATACCATTCTCTCAGTATTGTTTTCTCGTCATCGTTTTTTATCATGTCTATCAATCTTCGTGCTTCTATCCTCATGATAATGAGATCTTTATGTTCTTGCACAACCATTTCTTCGTATTTTTCTACGAGTATTACTCTGTCTGATAGGTCTGGCTGTATTCCGCCGGAAACCTTGTCTTTTTCGTATCGCTGCCCTTTTATTTGATAAATATGTGTTTTACATTCCGCAAGCTCTCTTTGCACCGACAGGTACCGCCGATGTTGATTATATATAGACTGTAGATATTCCCGTCCAGTTTTAAAGTCTTTTATCATTTTTCCCTCTTGTTTATTTTTTTAATTTAAATGTTTTCTGGTTTTGAATGGTTTTGGTTTCTTTTTAAACTCATAATCTTCAAAATATGTTACAAGATCCCCCCACAATAGCGACCTCATCCATTCTTCTTCTATTTTTTCAAAAAGAACTCCACCTTTACAAAATTTAAATGTACCATGTCTACATAAACCACATTGAGCTTCAAATTCTTCGTTTTCTGCAACTCCAATTTTATCCATCAGCAGTTCCATTACTTCTTCTTTTAGTGTTTTCATATTTTGACCATCTCCACATTTTCAACTAAAAATCCATAATCTCTCAATTCGTATTTATCAAGCCAGCTCTGAACAACTTTGTTGATTTCTTTTTCAAGCTCTTCTCTTTGTTCTTCTGTGACATTTTCTAAAAAATCAAAGCGATATTCGCCATAAACAACATCTGCGTTGCACGCTACATCTATAATAATATTATCAACGTTTGCTGTTGGTTCTGGCCTCGAAAGTAGCGCAACATAGAAAAACTTATCATCACCTATATATCTATCAAAAACTTCTGAATATTGACATTTTTTTACACTCGCAAATTCCTTCCGTCCAGCTTCAACAGCCGCTTTCTTTGTCGGGTATGTCATATATCCGTTATAATTTTCTCCATCCAGTGACACTACCCATTCTTCTTTATCCTGTTTCATTTTCTCCTCCACCATTTTTGACACCCGATCCGCATCAACCCAATTTTTACTTCAATTGGGATTTTTTCAACATTGAAATATTCAGCATTCTTTATTATGTCTACTGCCATTTCTTCTGCATTAACAATAATTACTCCTGCTTCCGGGAATTTTTCAAACAGCACTTTCTTGATTTTTCCCTCATTTTCTTTGTACATGTTATGCGGAAACGCATAATAGACTGCCTTCGTGTACTTTGTAAGATGTTTTTCTTTCTTTTTGAAATCTGCTAAGAAGTCACTATAACTAACTTTGATTTCAACCTCCGTTAAATAATCATTTTCGTTTATTAATATCAAGTCAGCTTCATGCTTGACACCCGAAAACGGATATTTATACCCAATAAAGCAACCGCCTTTATCATATTTTTCTATTCTGCATGATATTCTCGCAAAGCTAATATTCGGAATTACAATATTCTTATTACCAAAATGTTCTGCTATTGCATATTGCATTACTGCTTCTTCTTTACTTTTACTCATGTCTCTTCCTTAATGTCTTCAACCACCTTACTCATTACATAGTCAGCACATGGCTGTGCCATTCCATTTCCGATTGCTCTGTACCTTGCTGTATCACTCCCGCCCTTTGTCCAGTTGTCCGGAAGTCCCTGCAGTCTTTCACACTCAAGCGGCGTAAGACGGCGGACGTAATTCTTAATTATGATCGGGTTTTGATAATTAAGACTATATCCTCCCTGGTTTTTTGCCTGTAATGTCATTGATATTTGCGAAAGTCTGCTGTTTCTACAGTCAATCGCATAAACAACCGCTAATCTTGTGGATGGTTTTAATGTAGATGTTTTGTCCTCATATACCGGCATGTTATTTTTTGTACTTGCGTCTCTATTGAATGTGTATATGAGCGGCACTTGATTTCCGCCGGTCCCCATCCTGCTATTGAGCGTCTGCACTGTTCCGTCATTTCTTTCTCTGATAACGTCTTGTGCATGTGTCATATCAAGAACGCTTATACAGATGCCGCCTTGGTTTCTTGCAGGATTACTTCCGCTTAGGTCTAATGTGTTGCTTTTGTCTACTTCTTTTATGCCCGCTGTCGGATTGTTGCTTTTCATTCCTTCGCTTTCGTATGATCCGATTCTGTATGTTTTGATAAGCACGCATCTCTGGTCATGCATGCAGTTCAGCGCCCCTGCTTTTTCGCTCATTCCTATTGAATTTATTTGTCCGTTTCCGATGTCATAGACTGATGTTTCAGTACTCGATACAGCAGTTCTGGTAATCGTTTCTTTCTTGCCTTGGCTCTCCTCAGGATTCCCTGGCATGCTTTCGGACTCAAATAATACTTCCGGTCTACCCCCCCTATTTCCAAAACACGCAATAAGGAAGATTCTCTCTCGATGCTGGGGGACGCCCCAATATTGAGCGTCAAGGACGCGCCATGCGAGGTGACATCTCTTACTTCGTACCATTCCGCTTCTTGCCCATCGTCCAGATCGAGGCATTGGAATATCGGCTTGTGTGATTTCGCTAAGCACGGCTTGAAAGTCACGCCCTTTATTGCTTGAAAATGCTCCCAGGACGTTTTCCCATATAAAGTATTTGGGGTATTCTCCTCTTGTGGCTCTAAGCATATCGGAAACAATGTCATTTGCCGTTCCAAATAGTCCGCTTCGTTCACCTTTTAATCCCTCTCTTTTTCCTGCCACCGACAGATCCTGGCATGGACTGCCCGCACATATGATGTCTACCGGTGGTATTTTGTCACCTTTTATTTTTTTGATGTCGCCTAATTGCATGACGTTCGGAAAGTGTTTTTTAGTGACTTCTATGCAGAATGGTTCTATTTCCGATGACCACACGGGAACAGCCCCATTCCGCTGTGCCGCTATACACCATCCGCCGATCCCGTCAAACAGGCTTCCCATTGTTATTTCCATCTATTTTCCCGTACTCCCTATTCCGCCGATCCTATCATCATCAGCGCTGTCATCATCTATTTTGTAATATTGATGGAATATTCCTTGTGCGATTCTGTCTCCTTTTTTTACTGTATAAGGCATTCTTGATACATTTCTAATTGGCAACATGAGATGCCCTTCGTTGTCCGGATTGTTGTAGTAGTCTGAATCAATTACCGCTACACTGTTTGCCAAAATAATTCCATACTTAACCGCAATGCTTGATCTTATATAGATTCCCAGCCATTCATTTTCATCCATATATGCTTTTATCCCCGTTGGAATCAATTTTGTTTCGCCAGGTATGATTACATCATCAATGGCACTTTCAATGTCATACCCCGCTGATTGCTTTGTCTTTCTCTGTGGCAAGTTTACATATTCATATCCGCTTACTTTTTCAAAACCTCTTCTCATTTCATTTTCCTTTCTTTATAAATCTTCTCTTCTTCATCGTGCAGTTTTCTTGCTGCCTCATCGAGTTTAATCGCGGCATACATGATCATGCTGATAAATATCACTACACTCACTACGTCAATTAATTTATCCATATTTTTCTCCTTCTTTTAAAACGGAATTTCATCTTGTTCATACTCTGGCTGATTATATCCCGGCTCTTTACTCACGGTGCCCATGTCTTCAAATTTCACTGGTGCGGAAAATTGCGTTACAGATGTTCCGCCGGAAAAGCCTGCATTTCCTGACTGCATGTTACTTCCAATCGGTTTTGCAATCATATTCGCTACCACTTCTGTTACATACCGTCTTTGTCCGTCCGGTGTGTCATATGATCTTGTAGAGTACCGCCCTTCGATAAAGACATAGCTTCCTTTTGTGAGTTCATTACCTACTGCCTCTGCCAGTTTTCCCCAGGCGGTTACATTGACCCAATCAGTCAGATCTAAAATATCCCCGTTCGTTTTTGTGATTCTCTTACTTACACCCACGGAAAATGACGCTACGGCTTTCCCTGTCTTCGTTGCTCTGATAATTGGATCTTTGGCAAGATTCCCTGTGATTTGTACTGTGTTCATCTTCTTACCTCTCTATGTATACTTCCGCATTCCTGCGTCCGAACTCTATCGCTTCATCGTATGAGTTTTTAAATATGTCTATGCCTTCCATGCCGCCCCGGTCTTCCACGGTATACCAGTGTCCGTATATCTGTACTCTTGTTCCGAATGGCAGCCAGTTGCACGCTATAGTTCTGCCTTCTGTCGGGATGGTTCCCGATGCGGTATGTTCGTTAGGACATTCATATGGCGTATATACTGTGAGTTCTGTCGTTATCCATTCCGCTTTTATAATTCCCGTTAGTCCGCATATAAATACCGCTGAAAATAAAACAATCCATAAGTTTCTAAACATTGTTATGCTCCTTTCTTTTTTAGCTTTCTGATTTCAACATCTCCAATGAGGATCTTTTCTATTAGCGTTCCGTTGGCTTTTGTCCAGTTCTTCCCAACCATTACCATTAAGCCTTTCCGCTCGTCTATGCAGAAGTGTTTTGATACTCTCTTCTCCGCTGGAAATAATATGCCGAATTCTTCTCCAGGCTTGATACCGAATATGTCTGTAAATGGTTTGATGTAGTTCATTCTTCTACCTCGTCTATTCTGTTAATTTCATGTATAAGCAGTGCCGCTGCTCTTTTCAGATTTGTTTTGCGTGATTTTACTCCCCGTATCTTTTTGCCGTGAATGATTGTTGTACCACCTATCAGGTACGCCGCCATGACGTTAAATAGTTCTGTATTGCTATATGGTTCCGCCGGAAATCCTCGGGATATTTTCAGTATTTCTTCTGTGTCTGTCATTGAATACCTCCTATATCTTTTATGTACTGTTCATATCCGTTTTTTATTCTTTCAAACTCAATGGCCATCATGATTTCTTGCGGACCATCTTCATATACTTTCTTAATTGCTGCTTTTATGATGACTATCGGACTGGTAATCAATGTTATCAGTGACGCCAATATTACTACACCGGCTATGGCTACCATGGCAGCAAGTGCTCTTCCCACTCTGCACGGGATCATACCGTATACAAGCTTCTGCCATTTCCTATAACCTTTATATGCACGGATATAATCTATTTCGTTCATTTTCCCTCCATGAAATCAAAGAGTGTTGGTGTTTCCTGGTTGTCTTCTTCTCGTTTGAGATACCAGCATCCGTCACGGTAGTATTCCGGATTGAGTTCTATTCCTATGCCTTTCCGCCCCGCTTTCATTGCTTCCAACGGTACTGTCATCAGTCCGCCGAATGGGTCAAGCACGGTTTCCCCTTCGTTGGTATACCGGTTAATCAAGCGATCTACGATGTCAAACTGGAGAGGGCATAGGTGCATTTGTTTTCTTCTTTGTGATTGTTCCGTGTTGAGTGTTCTCATACGGTTTACATCATCCCATACGTCAGGAGACCAGCTCGCGGGATCTATGCACATAAATGTAGCAGGTAATTTATTCTTATCGTCCATTGCATTTGCCAGTTTTACATGCTTGTCAAAGTTATAAACTGTTTCTTTGCTGTATTTGTTATACAGTTTCCGTATATCTGACATGGGCATGTCTTTTAAATCGTCCACGGATAATTGCCTGTTCCCGCTGCTCCTCCAAAATGCATGGGCGTCCAGCTGCCATTGTCCACGAGTATATTCTTCTTTACTTTTAGTGACAGGGGTATCAGCATAAGCATTTGATGTATCAGTAGGGAGCTTTCTGAAAAGAAGGATGTATTCCGGGCAGCCTACTCCCATTTTTGTTCCGTCCTTGCACTGCTCCGTCCATCCAAGACGGTATGTCTGATTGTTCTCCCGAACCACGTCGGTTATGACGGTTATCATGCCGAAGAATTGGAAGCCGTGTTTCATACAATGCATAATTGTTGCCGCATGGAATGGTTCAACTGTTGGCATTCCGGTTCCTGTTGCATTCCCAAACAATATTCTGTCTTTTACATGGCAGGCATAAACCCGCCCCGGCCGTAATATCCTAAGCAGATTAGGTGTTAAATAATCCATCTGTTCAAAGAATTTATTAGTGTCTTCGTTGTGTCCAAAATCGTTGTAGCTCGTGCAGTATTCATAGTGATTGCCAAATGGAATTGATGTCAAAATCATATCTACCGAGTTATCTGGCATCTTCTCTGTTTCTTCTACACAATCTCCATGGATAGCTGTATAATTAGTACCTTTTGTTACAATCTCATCCACTCCGATACTCCTTTGCATTTCTTTAATGGCGTCATTTCGTGAAAGACCATATTTCTTAATGATTTCTTCCATATTTGTTGTGAGCTTGTTATATTGCTCCCATTTCTTTTTCAGTACTTCCAGCACCTGCTGTTCTGTTTCCATGTATATGATGTCTATAATGACAGGTTTTGTTTGCAGGAAGCGGTAACACCGGTGGATGGCTTGGATAAAGTCGTTAAACTCATAGTCAATCCCCATAAATATCTGGCGATGGCAATGTTTTTGGAAGTTACATCCGCTCCCTGATAGTTCTTTTTTTGTAGCAAGGATACGAAAGTCTCCCTTTGAAAAGCCGATGGTGTTTCTTTCTCTTTCGTCCATATCTTGTGAGCCGTAGATAAATTTAGCTTCTGGGATTGCATGTTTGATGGCATGCCGCTCGCTTTCCAGATCGTGCCATATAATGAAATGTTCATCAGGTGATTCGTCGATAATCCGTTTTGTTTCTGCCAGCCGAATATCAATGCTTTCTCTTTTCTCTCTGGCCGCTGCCGAAAGTCCCACGGCAAAGTCTTTTATAAGTTTGACCTGTCCGTTCTTTTCTTCTTCATTCACGGGTTTTGTATTTGCCAGCATGTGGTAATTCACTTGCAGTGGCGGAAGGTTATATCCTTCGTCGCTATACCCCAGATCAGAGGGCTTTTGAATAAACAGTGCCCAGGTAGACAGCCACAGCCAGAATTCTTTTTCTTTATGCGGATAGAGTGTGAGATTGTTTGCTTTTGTACTGTCCCGCTGAAAGAAGCGTGTTAATGCCTGTCCCGTATCCATGATTTCTAAATATCCACCATAGTGAATTAATTCTTTATATCTGTTTGGTGCGGGTGTAGCCGTGGCAACAAGTTTGTATTTCACGCCTTTGAATTTTGGCAGAAATGTCTGGTATGTTTTGCTGCCGAAGCTTCTTAAAACGGACGCTTCATCTAAGCTGCAGGCTGTGAAGTAATGGGGATCTATATCTCCGTCGCGGATTCTTTCGTAGTTTGTAATCAGAATTCTATTGTCTGCGGCTTTGACTTCTTCCATATTTCTTACATATGTCGGAGCGGGGATATTGAGCAGATGAACCGCGTCTTCCGCAAATTCCTGCTTGACGCCTAGCGGGCAGACAATCAATGCTTTTCCTCCTATTTTCTCGATGAGTACACGGCACCATTCCAGCTGCTGAATACTTTTCCCCAGCCCGAATGCTTCAAACAATGCCCTGCGCCCGCCCTTGAGCGCCCACAAAACAGCATCTCTCTGATGCGGTTTCAATGCGTGACTGATATCCGTCGGACTGACTTCTATTCCTGAGATAGGTGCTTTTATCACTTTGTCTTTCAAAAATTCCATGTATGTTTTCATGTTCTTCTCCTCGGCTTGTCTCTTGCCTGTTTCACAGTACATTCTTTTCTCTTCTTCGGTACTCTCGACTGCGTGATTGGCCATACATTTCTTTCATTCACTTTGTACATTCTGTAAAATTGGTAAGGAAATCCATCCGCTGTGTAGCCGCTTTCTACTTTGACTATCTGGTAGCCTTTTTTCGGTGTCGGATTGTTTTTCCATTTCCTGGCGTAGATTGTTACCTTTTTCACGTTTGGCTGCTTCAGATTTTTAGATGGTACCCACCGGATTTTCTGTACGGCATTTTCATTTCGGATTTCTTCATCGGTTTCTTTTACAAAATATTCCGCAAGTCTCATGCAGTCTTCTGGGCTCCCGTCAAAGTACCGAAATGATCTGTAATTGAATTTTGCCCACGGCCAGCATTCATTGATTTCTGATCTTGATATTCCGCAGTCATTAATCAAGACGTGATGATGTACTCGATGGCGGACATGTTCTGTGACGTAGATATATTTCAGTTCCGCATTTCCCTTTTTATATTTTTTGCGGAGGTCTCTGATAAATTTTCTTATTCTGTTTTTTGCTTCTTCTGCTGTCGGCTCCGGATTTGCATATGTCAAGTCAATACGCAGATCATCTCTTTTGAAATTGGTAGCTATGAGCCGGTAGAGTTTTGTTTTCGCCCGGCGGGAGTTTCTTTTCTTGAGTCCTTCATCTGTTTTTTGGATATTGGGACCTCTGACTCTGTTTCCCCCTAATCGGTAGGTGTGATATTTTTTCACCTCGTAAATTCCGGGGGCTTGAAATATTTCTTTTCGGTACGGCACTTTTTTAAATTCCTGTTCCAAGAATTAACTACTATATCAAGTCCTCAAAAGGGGCTGAAACCCCCTTTTTTCTTGACATTTTGTGCCGTTTCACTTATAATTTATGTAGTGGTTTGGTGCTACGGCACTTCCGCTCAGAGTTCTTCTCTGGGCGGTTTTATTTTTCTTCTTTTTCGTTGTTCTCTTCTTCTGGTTCTTCTGTCTTTTCCCGATATATGCATCTCTGCAAAAAGTCCAGGTAATGTTCGCATTTTCTGCAGTGTTCCTGGCATATATTGGCTTTTTCTTTTCTGCAGCATACGGTCTGGAATACTTTTGCTTTGCATACACGGCATTTTCTGTTCCGGTAAACTTCTACTGTTTTCCCGCCCGCTAATCTCATGACGGCCACTCTATACTCACCCTTTCTTTTTTATCCCCGCTTTGGACGCTCCAATACCCGCGGGGATTTTTTATTATCTTGAATTTTCGTCCGCCTGATGATGTATAAGTGTTGTTTTCATCCATAAAAAATACCGGCATCTCTTTCTGTGGTATCAGCCGTTCTTTATCCGGTGTTTCTTCTATCAGCCAGCCGATAGAAGACTTTCGGACGTTATCCCACAAAAGATATATGTCAGTACTTCGCCCATTTGGGTTTTTTCGGAATACATCCTGCTCTTTTCTTTTTGATTCTTCGTTCTTCTTCCGTTTTATAAAGTTCCTGCAGTTCCATTTCATGTTCTTTTCTCCATTCTTTAACCGCATGACAGTTAAGATATGTTTTGATTTGTTCATCCATGTATTGTTTTCTCGTGCCGGAGAGTCCGTGTGCTTTGAAGCGGTGCGTTTCGTATGACAGATGGATAAGATTATCCTCTTTGTCCGGTCCCCCGCTACCCGCGTGTTTCGCATGGTGGACTTCCCCGCGTGACGGCGGCCACTCTCCGATAATAGACTGATACGTTTCCGCCAGCTCCTCGTCTCTTTGTTTGACAAGCCGGCATAGTTTTCGGAATGCCGCTTCCGGTAGTTTGAATCTCACTTTTTTCTCCTTTTCTTTGAATATCTCCATGTCTCATCGGCTCTATAAACGTAGAATGAACAATCCCGATGGACAGGAACCATGTTTCCTTTTCCGTCTTTCGTCCACATCACATATTCGGCGGGAATTGCTTTCTTGCATTCGTGGCATATCAGTCTACGCTGCATATTTCCCCCGTCGGTTTCATTTCATAGATCTGCATATCCATTACATACGCAGCGGCATATTCTTGATTGCACCCCTGGCTTTTTTTCCAGTCTCCACAGAGTATCAGCGCATTGCATCGCTGCAGCACTTCTAAGCAGTCTTTCATCGGCTTATGCTGATGCTCTTTGTCATACGGTGCATATCCCCAATTGTGCAATGGGGAAAACAATGTTTTTTCTGGGTATTTCGCTTGCAACATTTTTAAATACGTCTGTACTCTTTCTTTGTTCGTCTCATCGCCTCCGTAAGGATGAGCGATGTAAAACAATTGACCGTCTATATACGGATATTCTCGTTCCATATTTCTTCTCCTTTAATTATTTTTTCCCGTTTGATAAAGCATTGTTTCATTGCATAAGCAATTTCCTTTCGAGTTTCCGGATTTATACTTGCTACCCTTTGTATTAATTCATCTGGACACCCACTGCGGTACAGATAATCAATTGCAACGGCTACTGCTATTGAAACGAATTTGTCATCTGTTCCTTTTACGGAAACAATAAATTCCTTTAATTCGTTATCTGCTTGTATATTCAGTTCGTACATTTTGGATTTCCTTCACTTTAACAACGATTTCTTGTCCGGGCTGCAAAGTTCCCGGGTCTTTGATATTGTTTTCTTTCGCGGTTCTCCATACTAATTCCTGGAGATTTTCCCTCCCGCCGGAAATGCGGTCGCATACATCCCATAAGGTTTCTCCCTTTGAAATGTTCACCGCGTATGAGATTGACGGTGGCTCCGGCTGTACTGCGTACCCGGCGATACCGACGATAATCATGAATGCGGTTATAAATTTAAGCATGATAATTTCTCCGCAACCGCAATAATCATTGTCACGAAAACCGCCAGCCATAAATAATTCATCATTTTATCTACCATTTTTACGCCCTCATCTTTCTAACTTCCGCCTGGAAATCATATCCGCTTTGTTTCATCTTCCGTTTCTGCGCATTCTCTTCCATTTTTCTCCGGATAGCCGATTCCGCATCTTCAGGATCAAACAGATACGCTTTCCCCGATGAAATGAACGGTATCTCTCCTATCCTGCATAGCATCCGTATCGTTGTAACTGGATATCCGGTTGTTTTGCAGAAATCTTTTGTATTAGTAAGCACTTTTATCGACTCTCATCCTCTCTGATTTTTTATTCACTCCCTTTTTGCTATACTGTGAGCAGAAAGGAGCAAAATAATATGGATATAAAAATTGATGCATCTAAAGTTTTGAATGCCACTGGGGAAATTATCCCTAACACAATGAATGCACTTGATCATGTTTGCGGGAGTTTGATCAAAATTGGTGGATTCCCTATTTTGTATGGCAGGGAATATATCGACTATTGCTTAGAAAAGACCCATAAGAAACTGGCAAAGAAACTTGATTCCATTCCTGAAGATAAGCTCAAATCACCCGCACCATATATGGTGCTTCCGCTAATGCAAGACATGTTTACCTATTCCGCGCCAAACTGTGAGTATCTACACAATATGTTTGTTAATCTGCTGGCGTCATCCATGAATACAGACATGGACTATGCTGTTCACCCGGTTTTTGTTAATATCATCAAGAGCTTAAGTCCAATAGATGCTAAAGCTTTATCATCAGATCTCTTCAACAAAAATCTTGATTTCCGTATTTATGAAGTGCGTATACAGAAGAACTTTGACCTTACGCACAATGGCAATTTACCGGATATATTGCAACTAAGCGGAATAGGATTTTCACTTAGTAACAAATTAGTCCTTATAGAAAACCTTTTAGATTCAATTGGTTACGATACGCTAAACCAAATTAGCGCGGTAGTGGACAATCTTTCTATGCAGGGAATAATTTCTATCAATCAATCCATGTGTTTCACTGATCCTCATGCATATGATTCAGATATTCCAATTCTTCAAGAATTTATAGCTTCTCTCGAAAAGGTTTCTGATATCAAAAAACTACTAAATGATCACAAAATCGTATTTAAACCAATGTGTGGCAAAATAACTACATTAGGACAGAATTTCATTTCTTGTGTTACTTGAGTTTTTCTATAACAACTGCGGAAGCTTCAAGGTGAAATTCGTTGGCTTTTTTACCTAATATTTCAAGTGCCGCCGCGTATGCATTTGCTATCTTTTGGAGATCAGTAACCGCCTCAAACAGCATTTCATTTTTCTCTTCCTGCGTCATTTGTCTAAATGCCAACATTCTTTCTTCGTTTGTCATTTTTACATTCCTCTTAACTGTGAAATATTAATCTTATCGGCATAGATAATAATTCCTTTCATTGCTACAACGATTGATGAAGAGCCTTTTTCTAACCTATAATGGCTCTTTTTCAATTTCTTTTTATCTGTCATTTTCATTCTTCTTCACCTCTCTTTCACTTTGTCTTAACTATACTTAACTTTTATGGTAAAAAAAGAGTGTCGATTGTAAGGTTTAACGCCTTGCTTATTGCAAGCATGGTTGAGAATTTAATATCCGCCGGTTTTTCAGATTCAATATCATATATCGTCGGTGGAGTAACACCTGCTTTATCTGCTAACTGCCTTACACTCCATTTCCTTTTTTCCCTATAAAACTTTACTTTATTCACTTTTTTCACCTCTCTTTCTCCTTTCGTTTTACACTTTACCATACTTAACACAAAAAGTAAAGTGTGGTAAAGTAAATTTATTAAGTGCAGTTTACACCCTCTTATCTATATGCTAATATGTATAAAAGAAATGAGGTGATTAAATTGCGATTGTCCGATATAGTAAAAAATTACAGAATGCAAAATGGATTAACACAAAACGATCTTGCAAAACTTGCTAAATGTTCCAAACCATACATAAGCATGATTGAGAACGGTAAAGACTCTAAAACAGGTAAACCTGTAAATCCATCAATCACATTTTTGCACAATTTAGCGATTGCAATGAATATGACATCAGAAAGATTATATAAATTACTTGATAAAGATATTTCCATCCGACTGAATGATGTTCCTACAGATTTCCAACCTTCACTTACTCAAAAAGACGAAAAAGACATCCAAAAAAGACTGTCCGACATTTTGAACGATATGGACAGTCAAGATGCTATTGCTATGTATAATGGCGGGGAACCGATGGATCCTGAAACACGGGAGTACATGAAAGCATCTCTTGAAAATGCTCTCCGCTTTGCAAAATTAAAAGCTAAAGAGAAGTTTACTCCGAAGAAACACCGTAAATAAAGGACCACATCATGGACATAAAGAAACTCGTAAACGGTATAGTGGATCGTCACAATACAAGAGATCCGTTCCGTATTGCTGCAGAAAATAACATCTACATTTTATACGAAGAGCTCGGAAAGAATTTGGGATATTTCAGTAATCTTTTTCGCATCAAAACAATACGGATAAATGATCATGCCGATCCGTTTCTTCAGCCGTTTATTTGTGCTCATGAGCTCGGCCATGCGCTGCTTCATCCGCACGCAGGTACTCATGCTTTTAATAGAAATTCTTTTATTGCTAACTGCAAGATTGAAAAAGAAGCGAATCAGTTTGCCGTAGAATTGCTGTTCCCCGATGAATTGATAGCTGGTCATCCGGAAATAGATATTTATAATCTGGCGCGTACGTTCGGTATTCCATATCAATTGGTTTATCTTAAGTCTATTTCTTACGGGGCACGTCATTTATAAAGGAGTCGAAAAATGAAAAAAGTAGAATTGTTGATTACACTATTAATTACTATCATGTCTTTATTTACATTTAATATCGTTTATGCGTCGGCTCCAAATGTCGCAGTTTTAATGGCTGGCGCAAGACAATCTACAAAAGATAAAAATGAGTTGAATGAACTAAAATCAAAGCAGCAGTTGATTGTGAATGCTATGCAAGGATCCATGATACCTGAAGAAAAAACAGCGCAGGTCGCTAATGATTATATTTTAGATAATAAGATTGATATTTCGTTCAGTACAACAGATTTGATTAATATCGGAAAACTCCTGAATGCCGACTACATCGTATATAGCCAATTTTATATTGATAAAATAAATGCCCCCGGATTATTTCATACAACAATGAAATTTAAAGGGCAAACCGTATTAACAATTATAGATGTCCACTCCGGAGAATATAAATATAAAATTTCAGAAGATGTAAACAACGGAAAATTGGAAGATGTTTCGCGGTCTATGTTCATTGTGTATGACAAATCGATAGCAGATATTAAATTAAAAGGTTTAAAATTTTAAAACCGAACCATAATACTACTGGTAACAACGGAAAGAGGATGCGGTTGCGTGAAACAGTATAAAAGAGGATCCTTGATTTACGATAAGCTTCATGACAGTTATCGTGCTTTTGTTATGATTAACGGAAGAAGGTATTCCAAGCGTTTTAAGAAGAAAGACGATGCTATGGACTGGATGTCACGGCAGAAAATAGCAGAGCGTGACGGTAATTTTGTTGCACCATCAGATATGCTGGTCGGACAGTGGCTTCTATATTTCCTTTCCACTTATAAAAAGGATACTGTCAGAGCCAGTACATATGAAAGATATCTCTATCTTGCCGCAAAGATTGAGCCTATTTCAAAAATCCCTCTCCAGTCCTGTACTATATCTCATGTGCAGGAATTATTAAATAGTTTGACCCCGGATTGTTCCCGAAAGGTTCATGTTCTTTTACACGCAGCATTTCAGCAAGCTGTTGATTTAAATATCATTCAGAAGAATATCGTCCGTCTTGCAAAAGCAAAAAAGATTGTCCGGGATGAACCCGGCATATTTAATAAAAATGAAATTAATAAAATCCTTTCTTACACAAAAGATAAAATCCCCGCTTTCTATCCTATTTTCCTTTTAGCGGCTCATACTGGCATGCGGAGAGGTGAAGTGTTGGGCTTGCGTTGGAAAGACGTAAATTTAAAAAATGGCACCGTTACCATCCGTCAACAGTTGCAGCGTGTCGGCAGTGAAATTACATTTCATCCTCCAAAAACAAAATCAGGAAAAAGAAAAATCTCAATCCCCGCGGTGGTCACAAACGCACTGCAGGAATTGAGAAATAACGAAAAGACAATAGACATCAAGCAGGAAACTCTTGTTTTTAGAAATGTAAATAATAACCCTGTCCGCCCTGAGGCTTTAGAACGTGCCTGGAAAAAAGCAATTACAAAATGCGAACTGCCTTATAGGAATTTCCATTGCTTGCGGCATACCCACGCCACATTATTACTATCCGCCGGTATTCCGATTATTGAAGTGTCCCGCCGGTTAGGTCATGCAAGAGTAAGCCACACCTTAGATTTATATGGCCATGCTATCCCAAGTTATGATGAACGGATTATAGAAAAAATTAATCAAATTTATGGTTAAAAAGTGGAGCAGTTTGTGGAGCAATCTCACCCATATTTTGCTCCACTTTGCCATTTTTAACCCCTTTTAGCCCCACAAATAAGTCCGCCAGACATATTGATTTTACCGATTAAATCACACTTTTTAAAAATAATTCTTTCCATATAAAACAGAACTCCGGAACCAGGTGCGAGGGTTCGAATCCCTCTAGGCGCTCCATTTATTTTAAAACATTCTCGTTATAATCATAAAGTTGCACAAAACGCTAAATGTCGGCATATAGCACATAAAGAAGGTCGTAAATTAATAATGCGCCTTCTTTTTTATTTCATCAATCAGTATTTATAATCATTTTTCATCAATAAATATCCGTGGAATCCGTCTTAGCCCACAAAGAATTTCATAATGAATTGTACCGGCCAGTTCTGCCAGCTCATCCACTTTAATTTCTTCCTCCCCCTGTTTTCCGATAAGAACGACTTCATCACCAGGCATTACGGTATCATCAACAGCCGCCATAAGCTGATCCATACAGATACGCCCCACGATAGGACAGCGTTTCTCTCCAATAAGAACTGCTCCTTTATTAGAAAGTGCACGGGGATATCCGTCTGCATATCCGATAGGAATCGTAGCGATTCTCATATCCTTTCCTGCTGTATATGTAGCACCATACCCTACGGTTTCTCCCTTATGCACCACCTGCACATGGGTAATATGGCTTACTACAGTCATCATATACTTTAAATCCAGATAATTCAGCATCGTATTTGAGGGAGAAGGCCCGTACTGGATAATCCCCGGGCGCACCAGATTGTACCAGCTTTCAGGAATATCCACGACCCCTGCGCTGCTTGCTGCGGAAATAACCAAATTCTCCAATGACGGCATAGCGGAAAGGGCCTCTTCAAATTCTGCCAGTTGTTTATACGCTTTACTCTTATTTTTTGCATCAGCTGTTGCCAAGTGGGTAAACAACCCATGAATATGCAGGTGGGGATATCTTTTTAATTTTTCCAGAAAGGCAGATAAATCTTTTGCATGTGTACCGATTCGATTCATTCCCGTATCAATAGGAAGCATCACTTCCACCATTTTTTTTAAAGTGGACGCGGCTATCTCCAACGCCTCCAAATTAGTCGTATCATCAACAGGAAGAATAAGTTCTTCATTAACACCCACGGACATTTCTTCCGGAAGCGGCAGCCCAAGGACATAAACCGGACAATCAAAACCGGATGCCCTAACGACACGGCCTTCTTCCACTCGGGCTACTGCAGCACCGACGCAGCCTTCCTCTAAAGCTGCACGCAGGCACTCTACCGCCCCATGTCCATAAGCATTTGCTTTGATCACAGCAAGCGCCGGTACGTTTTTTAAATGGCTGCGGATAACCCGAAGATTGTGACGAAACGCTCTTAAATCAATTTCCATGTATGATACCGGCAT